ATATTTTAGAAGGGTTAGATGTAGATGCTAATGGTAATCCTATTTTGCCCCCCTCTGCATTAGGTGAAATTTTTGATCCCTTTACTGATGTTCTTACCTCTAGTGATGTAGGTCCCCCTGTTTCTGTTAGGGGGCAGTATTTACAATCCCAAACTGGAATGTATTATAATGCCTATGGAGGAGGTATTAATATTCCACAGGTATCGTCTCTAGATGCATACGGAAATGTAGTTTGGAAAGATGGATGTATTACAGGTATTATTAATGCTATTTATTGGGACGAAGCAGGTGATCCAATTGCAGGAACAGGTGTTCCCCCAGAAGGACTTAGGTGGTTGCTGGAGCAGAATCCTAATATTGGGGGTAAAGGAAAAGCTGTAACTTGGGCAACTTTTAATACCTGGGCTGATACTGTATTTGATATTAAGCATATTGATGAAAGCCCTTTGATGCAGGGATTCTATGAACAAGACCACTTCCTACAAGTTATTTTAGATCAACGCAACAGAAATATTTATGATCTGTCTTCTTATATTACTAACCTTAAAGTAGAGGGATATGGAGAGGACTCAGCGCAAGTAGTTAATCAAAGACAGATATTGTATTCTAAAATTGCTGATCACGATAGTAAAATTAATAGAAGAAAAAAGCAAATTGAAGTTCATGTTATATTAGCTCCAGAAGACAGGCCAGCGGTGGCTGGTGCTATACCTATTAATAATTTAGAGGATTTAGATGGGGCGAAGTTAGCTATTCAAAAAGCACTTCAAGAGAGGATTATGTTTAATCCTGGCGAGGTGTCAGGTGCTGTTTTACCCCTTTGTCCTACTTTTATTAAGAGTGCTATCCCTCAAGATACTTTTACGGTTGAAGAATTAATGGTGCCTCCTATTGGTGTGGGAGGTATTATTACCTCAGACCCACAAGCAAGTGGAACTAGCGGGACTTACTTAGCTCTCAACGATCAAATAACTACCAAGAGTTTAGTAGCTATTTATAATTTCTTAGATGCAGACATAGTTTTACCTGACTCCAATAATTATTTTACTGTTAACTGTGCTACAAGCTCTACTTCCGCAGCACCAGCGCAAATAGTTGCCTCCTCTATTGCTAGTATGTTCCCCTCTGGGGTGGGAATTCCTTATTTCAGAGGAATGTGTAACACTTTTTCTGGGGTAAATGGAAGTACTAAGGCTTCAAGATATCCAAATAATCTGGAATATTTATATAACGCCTATAGACCTTTAGGTTATGCGCTTCTAAAACAAGGGGAACCAGATATTGATAACTTCCTATATGCAAGTGGAGGGGCTACCTTCCAAACTTGGATGCATGTTCCAGACTTAGATCAAGAGAATGGTGAGGGGTGGGCTGCGGATAAATCAGTATCAGCACTTCATAGGGTTGTTTTAGGGTGTGAGAATAGAGGTGGAAGCTTCTCTTCCGCAGACCCCTTATTAGCTCAAGGTCCCCAATATGGGAATACTGTCAGAGGTTTATTAATGGGCTTTACTAGAGACAGGCGATTAACTCAGGGGACTGCACCCTCTAATAATCCCTCCGAGAACACACTTGCCCAAGGACTTCAGTTTTATATGAGTCCTACTCAAAGTATTAATACTAGTTGTGTATCCTTCTTAGCAGCATCTGCTAATGTTGCTTACTGTCCTCAGGATGAGGTTCCTCCTAGTGGTTATCATGGTTTATATATTGACACATCAACAACTGTAGGGGGTATTAAGTTTGGAGATGTATCCTCTAACTTTATGCAGGTTACTGTAACCATAGATTATGCTAACAAAGAAGTTGCTTTCTGGCTTAATGGACAGTTAATGACTACAAGCTCTACTTCCTATGTTTTTGGAGTAGAAGGTCCTCCTAATATTCCCAGTATGGTGGACTCCTCATCTTTCTCTTATAGTAGTCTTTATGATGGGAAGTTAGCTTATAATCCCCCTCTTTACCCTCCTCACTCAGTTGGACAAACCTCCTTCTGGTATTGGGGTGGTCCTACACCGAAAGGAAACGGGGGCGTTTTAATGACCCCTTGGATTATTGGAGGAGGATATACTGATGGTATGTCAGCTAAGGCTTTACCACAGTATGTTGCTGGATCTAATGATGGCTCTAATTTTATGGGTGGGAAATGGGGAGGAAAGAAAAGCGGTTTATATGGACATCTTGGTAGTGTGAAGCTATATAAGAGAGCCCTCACCGCTGCTGAAATTAGTAAAAACTATGAAGCTCAACGAGGTTTTTTCGAGAATATTAAAATCTAATGGCAACTACTAGCACACATAACAGGTATGGAGTACCCGTAAGCGAAGGAGCCCTAAAGGGGAGTGCCTCTCAATATAAGAAGAGGTATGGATTAGCTTACCCCCTTATCAGGAGCCTAGACGGTGCTGTTGTTGAGAGGAGTACTTTAAAGAAGGTGACTAGTCAGGGGGGCTACTTTCAAAAGTGTTCTGGACTAGCTTTGATTAAGAATAATCTTAGACAATTGCTTTTAACTGAAAAAGGAGAGAGAGTGATGCTTCCTGATTATGGGCTGTCTTTAAGGAAGTATGTATTTGAACCTTTGGATGAAGTTACATATTTTTTAATCAAAACGGATATATTAAAAACTTTATATAAATACTTTAGGGTAGTTAAAGTTTTAACAGTAGCCGTAGGGTCCACGGAACAGCAGTCCGATAGAGGAGAGTTAATCATTAAACTTACTCTTCAGTTAGTAAATGACGATAAAGACATTTTTGATATAGAGGTAAATATAAACTAATGGTATTCTCAGGAACAACAACTACAGATTTCATGAAGCTTGTTACTATCCCGGATAGGAAGAAGCAACAATATATTGATTTTGCAGCAGATGATTTTTATTCAATTAGAAAAGATTTAATTGGGTATATAAAATCGGTATACCCCTTGGATTATCAAAACTTTTCTGAGTCTGATTTAGGATTAATGTTAATAGAGCTTGTATCTTATATGGGCAGCGTGTTCTCTTTAAAGGGAGACATGTTAGCTAATGAAAATTATTTAAGGACAGTAAAAACTAGAGAAAATCTTAAAAAATTATTGGAGCTTATTGGAGTTGATATGCGGGGTCCATTATCTGCCGCTGCTGCTGCTAGACTCACAGCAAATACTACCCCTCCTGAAGAGGACTTTCCTCTACTTGTTACTCCGTCTTCTAGAGTATTTTCAATTATTTCCAAAGAAGATGGGGCACCTGTAAATTACACTTTGTATAAGATTGTAAATAATACTATTTCGGATATTACTTCTCCTAACGCAACTTTTGAATTAAAGGGAGACGAAGCTGATAACGCAGCAAGTTCTGTTTTTACTAATGTAGCTATACTTGAAGGAGCTATGAGTGTTCAAAAAGGAACTTTTGATACCTTAGAGGGTAATAAACGAATTGCTTTAACAGACTCTCCAATTATTGAGGGAAGTGTTCAAGTGTTTATTAGTACTGGTAATAAAGAGGATGAGTCTAATGGAGCATACAGACAGGTCGAAAGACTATTTGCAGCCTCTGGCATAAACGACAGAGTTTTTCAAGTTATTTACGGGGATAACTATACGGCTACTCTCCTTTTTGGGGATGGTGTAACGGGTATTTCTCCTCCTGCGGGAGCAACCTTTACAATAGTGTATAGAGTGGGAGGAGGAAGTAGAGGAAATATAATAGGAGGGGCTATCAATATTACTACTACAGTCGAGTCCTCGGATGGTAACACTTTTCATCCCTTCATTACAGAAAACATTACTCCAGCAACAGGGGGTCAAGATGCGGAGACGGCTGAACATGCTAAAAAGTATGCCCCTCTTACCTTTAAACGACAGGATAGGGTAGTAACCCTAGAAGATTACATTGCTATTGGAAACACTTTTAGAAGTAAACAAGGTACGGTAGGTAAAACTACTGCTGCGGTAAGAGATGCTTTCTCCTCTGCTAATGTTATTGATGTGTATACTTTAGAAAAGGCATCAGATCATACTCTTCAAAAGGCTTCTACTACATTTAAAAAAGACTTGTTGGAAGAGATTGAACCTAAGAAAATGTTAACAGATGAAGTGGTAGTTGTGGACGGTCTAATCAGAACCTTAGACTTAGTAGTTACTATTAGAATTGATGAGGAGTTAGAGCCAATCGCAGGAACGATTCAACAAGAAGTTGCTGAGATTATTATGAACTTTTTTAATGTAGATAACTTTGATTTCGGAAAACCCTTCATAACTAGTGAGCTAAATCGAGATATTTTTAATTTGGATAAAGTACGATACGCTACTGTAGATAATCTCCCAGAAGTAACTAATGTTGATTTCCATGAGATTATTCAACTTAATAACTTTACAATTAATACGATAACGGTGTAATGGCAAGAAGGAAGATTACAAGAACTAAGTTTAGCGATCAAGGGGTAATCATTCCTGAGGTCGTTGCTGTAGTATCCGCAAAGGATAAAAATGTTGATCTTAATACTCCGCAAAAATATTTTAAGAGAAACTACTTAGATGCTATCCGTACTGTAATCCCTCCTTTTTACTTGTCTGAAGAGAAGGATATTAGCGGGACGCATGTTTCATATCCCAACCAGCTTATTAATTCTCACATTTTAGCAAACGCCAATCAGGCTACAATTCTTCCTGTATCTTCTTTGGGGGGCGATGAGTCTCTTTCTTCTATTGGAAGCCCATCAGGGTTTGCTAAGTTCTTTCATAAGACCTATTCCCCTGCTTCTATTTCTCCTGATGACTTTGAAAGAAATATTCTTTTTAAATTAGGGAAAGCTTATAAAGGGTTTTCTACAAGTACTGCTTTTCAAAATTATGTAAGTGGAACCTTGCTTCCGTCAATTCCTAGCCTAAGTGATGCAGATATTAACTTGGCTACGACTACAGCAAGTGCTTTTGATAACACCTCTTCTGGAACCTATTCTTATCTTGTTAAAAACTTAGGGTGGCTATACTTCTTAAATCGTAATGGGTCCGAGGAATTTACCCCCTCTACTGCGGTAGCAGAGTTGATGACCCAGACATTTTACAGGGGACAACCCGTTGTCTTAGAAGATTTAATCAACATTTATCAAGAACATCTGTGGAAGGGGCAAGCCTCCTTCGGACTTACAGAAAAGATTATTCCCACAGATTATGTATCGTCTTTAGTTGTAAGCTCTAATACCAATACGAGTGGTTCTCAATTACTTGATAGACTAAAGATTCTTAATACTATTAATTACTCTCCCCATTATGTGGATAGCCCCGATATAAAGATTGAAGAAGCGTTCACTACTTTCTTTGATACTTCAACGACATTAGAAATTGGGACTCTTATTACAGATACGGAGGAAGCAGGACCTTTAGCCAGATTCTTACAAGCTATGTCCTTCTCTTTTGCAGACAGACTTACGGAACAAGATGAGATAGGTATTCTATATGACATTGGGAAGTGTCCTGATGAGTTTCTAGAGCTTCTAGCCGAGTTAATTGGTTGGAGATTTATAGGTGCTGACTTTGATAAGTGGCGCGTACAG